CTTCTTGTATCGCTTCTTCTGAAGGAATCTCAAGTTTAGATCTTGTGTTCGGGAGTCCTTTGTCTATTTCTGCCATATATTACTCCTAGTAGTTTCTAACACGGTTTTTAAGGGATAGCAACCCTTCAGAATCTGGGTTCATTGATGTTCTTTGTGGACCTTTATCTATGCCACCAGACAGTCCTGCAATACCGCCGCCTGCTAAAAGTTCATCAGCCGTTTCGAACCCTCTTGATCTAGATCTTTGTAAATTTTTTTTAGCTTCTATCGCTTTAACTCTTTCAGAACCAGCTGCTGCTTTTTCCTGTGCTTGTTCTAAAGTCATATCTGTTTTTGGTGTAGGGCCTTCTATAAAACCAAAACCCATAGGCATCTCTAAATTTAAATCTTTTAATGCATTTTGTTTAACAACACTTCTTGCTTCTTTTTCTTTAGGTGTAAGTGCAAGAATTCTTTTTGTACCACCAATCATATCACTTCCAATAAACCCAGCTTCTAATGCTTCAAGCACAGGTTTGCCTTTTTTAAATGCTTTGTAAGTATCAAAAGCCACTAAAGGTGCACCAACAGCAACACCTAAAGTTTTAAAACCTGCGGTTAAAAATTTTTTCTTTGCGATATCTCCTTTTATATTATCCGCAACTTTTAATAAACTTTCTACTCCAGGTATTTTTGCAGATAAAGTATTTCCTTTAATTAATTTTTTAGCATCGGCTATAGCTTTATCTAATTTCTTTTTACCCGGATTCATATCTACTTCTGTTTGAGTTTTTATATAATCTTCATAAGATTGTATTTCTGATGGTTTTTTACCTGCTTCAAGTTCTTTTAAACGTTTCTTTTTATAATTAAATATAATTTTATCTTCCATCTCTTTCATACCATCTTTAAAACCAATTCGTCCACCATCAGCCATAGTTGGTGTATCATCAGTTACAAACTCTCGTTGTTTATTTCTACCAGTTATTAAATACTGATTTATTTCTTTAATTTCTTTAGGACCAAGTTTCATTATTCTCCTAGCATCATTGCAATGCCACCATCTGCTTTTTTAATTGATGGTGCTTCTTTAGTTACCTCTTTTATAATTTCTTTAATACTATCTGGTTCAATACCATCTTCAAAATCTTTCATCTTACCATCCATGTCCGGTCTGATAGTTGCTTCTCCATACTCGTCAGGTATAATACCATCCTCGGTTCTTTGACCTTTTCTGTATTCCATTACTTCTTCTTCGTAATTAAACTCAGGATCGCCTTTTTGTTTTGTAATTCTTAAATCACCTGTTGATACGTCTTCCATTAATTCATAATTTTTATAATTCATCGTATTCTGTCTTGGACCAATAGATATTCCTGGCTTACCAAACATTTTAATTTTAGCAACCAAATCAAAAAAATATGATGGCGCTTGTCCAGCTACTTCTGCAGCTTTTTCTACTGCTGGTGCAGCAGTCTTTGCGCCTTTAAAAAATTTACCAACGAAAGGTATAGTTGCAAGACCTCCCATAATTTTCATAAACTTTCTTCTGCCTGGTTGATCAGGTCCGTTTTTGTAACCGATACGACCACCGTCTGCTTTTGGTTCACCTCTTGGATGTTTACCTGTTTTTTGTATTTCCATAATCTCTTCAAATGTTTCGTCACCATAAAGTTTTACACCAAGTTGCTCTTCTATAATCTCGTACGATTTTTTAGCGCCTGGTGATTTTAATGCATCGACCATTTCCTGACCTTTACCTGGTCCTTTTGCTTTGTCATATGTCTCTCTGATTTTTGAACCAAACTCTGGTGAGTCCTGTATCTGTTTACCACCCATGATACCTTTAGATGTATCAATCACATTGCCTTCCATATCGACAACTTTGTTTACTTCTTCAATTCTTTTTACTGCTTCTTGTTGAATTTTTATTTTCTCAAGGCCATCTGGATTACGGCCCATCATTTTTCTAAAACCTTTTGTCAGCTGTAGGATAGCTTCGGCGATTTTCATTCCAGGTCTAATCATTAATAATAATTCCTTTTACGTTGATCGACTTTTTCGTCGATATAATCTTCAGGGTGTCCGATCAGACCGCCCTGTCTGAATCGCATGATTGCTTGTGTGGTTGAGTCCACAAGATCGTCATGATCACCATAAGGAAACGCAGCGCATTCTTCAATGACGTCATCTGCGAATTTCTGCTCAGGCGCCCATATCATACCAGATTCAAACAAAGGTGCAACAGCATTCACACGGGCATGCTTATCGTTTCCTTTGTTAGGACTAAAGTTGACAACCGGTATATCCATTTGCCTAAGCTCGTAAGTTAAGGGTAGGCCAGATGCTTTTGCCTCAATTATAACTGTTTCAGGCATCCAATATTTATATTGATCCAGGGCCAAGCGCCTTAGTTCAGGGAACTCGTACCTGCCTTTGATTGCATCGAGGAGTATTAGATTAGCTCCTGAGTCTTCGTCAGGATAAAATACTCCCCAAGTTGTAATCGCCGAGTAATCAGCTGTCTCCTTTTTTAAAAATGCGGTGTCATAAGATTGTATAACATGATCTAATTGTGGAATGTTTTCACCTGTATAAGTTCGCCACCACTCACGTTTAAGTATAGCTCCTTCTTCTGCTGTTGGATTCTGCATCCACTGCGCGTTCCATTTACCCGTGGGCAGTGTTGCTTGAACCTTCTCAAGTTCATCTAACTTCCAATACTCAGGCCATACAGGTTTAGCTTTGCTTGATCCTTGGTCCAAGATCGCTGGAAATTCGACCACGTGCCATTGATCAGCTTTTGCTTCTTTTTGATTCTGTAATAACTTACCTGTTAAATCTTTGTTAGACCATCTAGTCATAACTAAAATAATTTTACCACCAGGTTGTAAACGTTGACGTGGTCCTGATGTGTACCATTCATAAGCAGACTCTAATGCTGTAGGGGACATTGCATCTTGCTCGGAATGTGGATCGTCAATGATTAGTAGATCAGCACCACGACCTGTAATTGCTCCACCGACACCAGCTGCAAAGTATTCACCACCTTGTGCCGTTTCCCACCTACCAGCTGCTTTAGAATCTTCTTGTAATCTAGTTTTAAAAATTTTTGTATAATCCTCGCTATCAATTAGGTTCTTGGCTTTACGTCCAAACCTTACCGCTAGTTCACCTGTGTGGGTTGCTTGAATGATCTTGAGTTTCGGATCACGGCCCACCATCCAAGCCGGAAGTAAGAATGAGGCAAATTCCGACTTAGTATGTCTCGGGGGCATGTTGACAATCAAACGATTAATCTCGCCTGATGCAAGTTGATTAAATTTTTTTGCAATATGTCTATGGTGTGAGCCTTCAATAAAATCGGGCCACATACATTTTACAAAAGAAAGAAAGTCATCTTTGGCTTTGTTCTGTATCTTTTTTTCAGCGTGCATTACTTGCAGCTGTTTAAATTTTCTACGTACGTCTGCAGGTAGTTTACTTATGTCTATATTATTCAAATTCATTTAAAATTTTTTAAAAAATTTTTTGCACTATGTTTAAAGTGTTCAACATGTTTTTACCAGCTAAAGCTGTGTAAATCAAGCAATACAACCTAGAGTAGTGGGACCCCTTTGTACAAAAAGGGGGGATAGGGTCGAAGCAATTATCTATATTGGGATTTGGTTCGGGACCCCTGGCCCGTTAGGGCCAGGGGTAAGAGAGTTAATCTAGTAGTGTCATGTATGCTTTAGCATTCAATCTACTAAACTTGTCTAGTCCAACTTGGACTAAATTACTATTACCTAAGTACTCGTCCTGTATTATCTGGTCGTACAATTCTGCCTCATCTTTTGTTAGCATCTCTGATTGACCAGAATAAGGATTAGTTCTTTGTATGTTTCTTTCTGTCATGTCCTTGAACATATAGGATAAATCAAGCATTGTCAACAGCCCTTATAACTTTTGTTGCATATGGCTGACCATGCCAATCGGTCCTAGTTTCTACCTCTAATTCAATCGGTGTTTCAAGGCACTCGGTCCTTGGGTGTAGTCTAATGAACTCCTCCCAATGTTTATGCATAAAATCATTCCAACAACCATTGCTACAAAAATGAGTCCAAACACCCTTTGGATAACCATATTGATTTATTGAGATCTTTCTGGTCCTCAATACCTTTGAACCTTTGACACCTCTTATTCTATCCTGTGTATGTTTTGTATGGCACTTTGGACCATGACACCAATTATAATCACTCATCACTAACTCCTAACCTTTGTTTGAACTCTTTCTTTTTTGCAATCTTTTCTAACTCTAATTCAAAACCATAATGAAAAATCTCTAGACTTTCATCACGATAATTTTTCCATGCTTGTTTGATTTCATCGTAATCAAATTGGGTTGAACTATTCATATCTTGGTAACCCCCCAAAAATCATAACCACACTTAAAAATAATAATAATACTGAAACAATTAAATGTGATGTATGAAATGCAATGATTAGACTTACCTGTGCTAACACTATACCTAATAACATTAATAGTAATTTCATTAGTGCCTCACTTTCCAACTTGTAGTTGCTGTTCTATAACCATGACTATCTAAATCATAATAAACATAATAAGGCACACCTTTTTTAGATGTTCCATATCTGCTTTTTTCGTCATGCTTACCTTGTCTTGTTATGTGCTTCTTATGTTTAGAAGCCCAATAAGTTATGTAAAATGTTTTAGTCATATTTCTCTCTTTCTGTTATGGGACTATCCTACAAGATAATCCCATAATTGTCAAATGTTAATTTACACTTTGTTGCATTTGTTGTCTTGCAATAGCGATCTTTTGATCTCTAGTTAAGACCTCTTTATCTTCTAAAAGACTAGCCAAATTTTCTGGGCTATAAATAGAAAGTGCAAGACTTGAACTTTCATTCATCATTGTTTCATTTAAAACAACTCCGATTTTATCTGCAAGTGCTTTTGCTTGGTCAAATGTTCTATAAGATTTTAAACCTAATCTTAAAGTTTTCATTTTACCCTCAACATAACTATACATCTGTTGATGTTCTTTAATTACATTGTCAGCACTAGCAACATACATCTTAAAGAAATTCATAGTATTCTCATCGACCATATAATTTCTTGAATGACAATAACTTGAACCAATAGTCCAAAGTTTAAAATCACTTTCCCATTTTGCTTTAGGTGTAGTGATAGACTTGTCATCATTTGAAGATGTATTCCAACCCAAAAATTTATTTACTGCACTCTCATCATTGTAATACTTTGGATTTCTTTTTGAGTAGTCATCATTAATAGATAAATTAAAATCTGGGTTCAAACCTTTTGCTTTTAATTCATCACGATAATATGCTCTCGCAAATTTTCTACCCATGTCAAATCTTACATGAACTTCATCATTTGCGTCATACTCTCTACCCTCATCATCAACTTTTTTAATTGGTCTTTGAACATAGAAACAATTATCTTCATACAATTCGCCACCTGCTCTATTGTATTTTTGTATCATTTTTCTAATTGTATCAACGTCCTCTTGTGGTTGATGAAACCTTACAACTTGATTTATTTTTTCTTTTGCCTTTTCTCTCATCAAGTCATATTGCTCTTTTGCCTGTACCAATTTATCTTTTACCTTATCTTCATAAAAAGATTGAAATTGGTCAGCAATCACTTTTCGCTTTTCTGCGTTAAGTGTTATCTTCTTTGTAGTCATTTTTGCCTTTCTGTTAATAATTTATTTTTATCACTTGACAATAGGATAGTCAAGTA